CGAGCTTGGCTGGCGCATAACAGCAAAACAGGCAACGACCTGATGGCCGATCAGTCCGACGTGGAGAATGCTCTTGTCGGTGTCGTCTCCAGCGCTCTGTACCCGCACGGAACGGACGCCGGCAGTGTACCCGGGCCGGACTGCCGCATTTACCGTGGTTGGCCCAATTCCTCAGCCTTGGACAAGGACCTGGCGGCAGGGAAGATCAACGTCACGGTGTTTCCGGGAGCCGGCGCCGGCCGCACCACGACGCGCTATGCCGAACAATGGGTTGCACCCCCGGCCCAGCCGTCACTGACCGCCGTGGTCACCGGATGTTCGGTGACGTTTGGCGGGACAGCCGATACCGGTCAGGTCGCGGGTATCCTCGTCGACCGCCGGAGTTATACCTACCGCACCCAAGTAGGCGACACGCCGGAATTGGTGGCCGCCAATATGGCAGCCATGGCGCGCGACAACTCGGTCGTTCAGTTGTCCGGACGCACGATTGCGATTGCCGGCGTGGGTAGCCTGATCGCACGCGTCGTGGCGGACGCGCCGGCTCAGCAGGAAGTCCGCCACCAGCAGCAGGACTTTCGCGTCACATGTTGGTGCCCAACACCGACCAGCCGTGACATCGCAGCCACTGCAATCGACCAGTCATTGAGCAACATGCGTTTCCTTGCGTTGCCGGACAGCACGCAGGGTCGAGTGATCTATACCGGTACAACCGTGTTCGACCAATCGCAGAACGCCAGCCTGTATCGTCGGGATCTGATGTACAGCGTGGAATACGCCACGATCCTCGCCGCCTCGCAATCCACCATGCTGTTCGGCAACCTCGTGCTCAACGCTGCGAGCTTCACCGCCTGAATATCTGGAGACTTCAACAACATGCATCTGATCGTGGTGAGGCCGTTCGCCGGCCTCGCGCGTGGTGACGTCGTCGCCGACCCGACACGCATCGCCGAAATACTGCGCAGCGAGCATGCGCACTGCGTCGTGCGGGTAACCACGCCGGCGAACAAGGGAGCCTGAGTCTCATGCCGATCGTTCAGCAAGGCAGCATCAACACCACAGCTCTCGTGGTGCCCGACCTCTACGTGCAGATCGTTCCGCCACAGAACCTCGTGCTCAATGGCGTCCCGACGAATGTGGTTGGCGTGACCGGCACGGCATCGTGGGGTCCGGTCGGCCAGCCGGTGATCGTGGCCACCATGACGGACTATGCGCAGAGTTTCGGACCCATCGTCGCTCGGAAATACGATATGGGTACCCAGGTCGCCACGGCGGTCCAGCAGGGAGCACAGAACTTCCGCTGTGTACGCGTCACGGATGGCACCGATGCCGCGGCACAGGCAATGGTTCCTGCCACGACCGTCGCGTTCACCGCGCTCTATACGGGCTCACTGGGCAACAATGTGGTGCTGGAACTGACACCGGGGTTCAGGGTCAACACCTGGCGTCTGACAGTATCGCTGCCGGGAATCCAGCCGGAAGTGTTCGACAACATCGGCGGCGCGGGAGCGACGTTCTGGGCCACGCTGGCCAACGCGGTGAACAACGGTCAGGGGCCACAGCGAGGTCCGTCGCAGCTCATTGTAGCGAGCGCAGGTGGCGCAACAGTCGCTCCGACATCATTCTCCATCGCACTCGGCTCGACCACTGCCGGCTCCGACGGCGCCGATAATGTCACCGCTGGCGGGCTTGTCGGTGTCGACATACCCCCGCGCACCGGTATGTACGCGTTGCGCGGCCAAGGTTGCGGCATCGCGCTCCTGGCGGACGCCGATGATCCAAATCACTGGACGGACCAGGCCGCTTTTGGTCTCGAGGAGGGCATTTACATGATCCTCACCGGACCTGCCGGCGACGCAATTCAGAGCGCAGTCGCCGCGAAACAGCAGTCCGGGCTCGACAGCTACGCGGCGAAGCTGATGTTCGGCGACTGGCTCTGGTGGTCGGACCAGGTCAACGGCACCGTTCGCCTGGTCTCGCCACAGGGATTTGCCGCGGGGCGGCTGGCAAACCTCAGTCCGGAGCAGTCAAGCCTCAACAAACCGCTCTACAGCGTGATTGGCAGTCAGAAATCCGGCACGCCCGGATCGGGCCAGGTCACGTCCTATTCGTCGGCCGATCTGGCCGTGCTGCTCGGCGCCGGTATCGATGTGATCTGCAATCCACAGCCAGGCGGAAGCTACTGGGGTGTGCGCGGCGGTCACAACTCTTCGTCCGAATCACCGATCAGCGGCGACAACTATACGCGCCTGACAAACTACATTGCCGCGACCCTCGCTGCCGGCATGGGGCAATACGTCGGGCAGGTGATCAACGCCGACCTGTTTCGCCGCATCAGGGCGACACAACTGTCGTTTCTGCAGAACATGCTCGGACAGGGACTGCTCGGAAGCACGGATGGGAGCCTGCCATTCAGCGTGATCTGCGACACCACCAACAACCCGTCCAGCAGGACAGATCTGGGATACGTTCAGTCGGATGCCCAGGTGCAATACCAGGCAATCAACGAGAAGTTCATTGTCAACATGGAAGGCGGCCAGACGGTGCAGGTGTCCCGCCAGACCCTTCCCAGCGGGCAGACGGCATAGGGAGCACACCGCATGTCATTGACCACGTTCTCCGTCGGACGCGATACCCAGCTTGTGGTGATCAGTGCGACGGGCCGCATCGACCTGACCCACGTCACATCGTTCGAGAGCCGCCAGATCACACAGTCGGTTCGGGTCGACCGGCTCGATGGAACGCGTATGGGTACTGAGCTGCCCAAGGGCTGGGAGGGCAGCTTCGATCTCGAGCGCGGCAGCTCGACGGTCGATGACTTCATCGCCGCGGCCGAGCAGCAGTACTTCAACGGCAGCACCGTCAGCCCTGGCACAATGTATCAGTACGTCACCGAGACAGACGGCTCCACCTCGACTTACCAGTACGACAACGTCGCCTTTCGCCTGGTCAATGCCGGTGTCTGGAAGGGCGACAGCAGCGTCAAGCAGAAGCTGGAATTCTTCGCCGTTCGGAGGCGCCGCATCTGATGAGTCCTTCTTCAGCCATCATTGCGGCGGCCGCAGCCGTGCAGACCGTCACCGATGTCGAAGGGCGCCGGCTGACACTCCGCCAATTGACGGCACTGGACCGGCTCAGACTGTTCAAGGCGGCCGGTCCGGTACTTGCGCAGAATCAGCCGTGGCTTGGCATGGCGGTGCTCGCGAGCTCGGTGGCGGCGATCGACGACGTTCCCATGCCGCAGCCGGTCAATGAAGTGCAGATCGAGGCGATGATTGGGCGGCTTGGTGACGCAGGCACCGCTGCCATCGCCCAGGCACTGCAGCAGGATGCATCGCCCGCCGTCGACGACGTGGTGGACAGCGCGGGAAACTGAGCCGGCACCCCGATCTGATCGATTGCCTGTATCTGGTTCGGAACGGGGTGCCGTTCGATGTCGCCTTCAGCCTGCCACCGGATGAACGCCTGGCATATGTGGTCGTCCTCGGCACGCTTGATGGCCGTACCTTCGACTGGCAAGCAATGCGGTGGAAATGATGCCGAGGATTTCCATGGCTGGTTCGCTCGACGCGAGTTTTGGCGCTTTCCAGGCAACCGGGGTCGCGCTGGCGCTGTCAAACGGCGTGGCCGAGGGCATGGCCACGCTCCAGCAGGACCTGCTGTCGCTGGATCGCGTATTGGTCGCCGGAGCCGCACGGTTCGAGGCACTGATCCGGCTGGCTGACGGGCTGCGCCCCGCGGGTTCATCGGCGGCCGTGCCAATCGCGGCACAAGTCGCCGCGGCCGGCCAAGCGGATCCGGCCGCTGTTGACGCCCGCCCGGACGCTCCGGTCAGCGCTACCATTACCCAACCTGTGAGCGATCGGGTCCGCAGCGAGAGCGCGCAGCATACGGAGTCATCTCCGCCGGCGCCCCGAGCATCTGCGAGCCCGGAGCAGCCAGGGCCAACGCTGCAACATCCGCAGGTGGCAGGTTCCGCAGTTGGCGGAACCGCTACGGCAAAGGAGCCGCCGGAGACTGCGGCGCCCATCCGGGTGATCAGCACGCCGTCGGCACAGGTTTCACCGGTACTCAGAAGCGACGTCCCTGGGCAGCAGAACGAGCAATCGGTCGGTGACCCGAACGTCACGATCGGTGCCGGACTTATCACCATGACGGTTGGCATGGCGAGCGAAGCGACATTTGCTTCAAGCATGCTCCCCCCGGCAATGATTGCTCCTATGGCGCTGTCGTCCACGACAGCACACACACTTCCGGTGCCCGAACTCGGCGCGATCGCGTCACCCGAAGCGATGATCGCCATCGCTCCAGTGCAGACGCCGCTGGCGAGCCGGCCGTGGGCGCCCCCACAAGCGCAGCAAGCGGCATCGCGGGCACAACCAGTCACGTCAATCGCCGTGCCAGATATCGCGAGGACAGAGCATCAGGCAACGAGTGATCCCCCGCGACCACCGGCCGGGTCGCAGCCAGCCTTGGAAGCGAAGTCAGAGCCCCGAGAAGGTCTTTTGATTCTCGATGGAGCCCAGCTTGGGCGCTGGATCATGGATCGGATCGCGCGCCAGATTTCGCGCCCCACGGCTGGTACCACCGGCATCGATCCACGTGTCAGTCCGATCTTTCCCGGGGCTCCCGCAAGCGTCTGAACCATGAACGATCTGCGCCTCGCGTTTTTCCTGGAATTGCCGGGGGAAGCGCCGCCCGACCTGTCGTCGATCTCGGTACCTGTCCGCATAGCGGTCCGGCTGCTTGCTGATCGGCTGCCTTCCAAGCAGCTTGATTCGCCCAGACCACAAGTGGCAACGGAAGACACAAATGCCTGATACCGTCCTTCTGCTCGGTCCGGTCGCCTTTCAGGATTTTGAGGTCCCGTCAGGCATTAACTTTGGCGGCAGGCAACAGCTGGCGCTGCATCGCCTGCCTGGCGGCGCACGCATTATCGACGCACTGGGACGCGATGACGCTCAGATCGGCTTCTCAGGCATCTTCTCCGGTTCCGACGCCACGTTGCGCGCCCGCAGTCTCGACGAGTTGCGCGCCGGAGGTCTGGCACTGCCCCTCATTTGGGATGTTTTCTTCTATACCGTCGTGATATGCGGATTCCGCGCCGATTACTGCAACAACTGGTGGATTCCGTACGAGATCGTCTGCACCGTGCTCCGCGATGAAGCCGCAGCGCTGGTTCAGCCGCTCGTCTCGCTTGCGGCCGCAGCCCTGGCAGACCTCGGCGAGGCCGCAGCTGACGGGCTGAACGCAGGCTTCGACCTCTCACCGGTGCAGGCAGCGGTTGGTGCACCCGAGGCCACGGTGCGTGGAACCACGGCCTATAGCGCAGCACTTGTAAGCTTGGGCACGACGCAGACTTCGATGGCGGCCGCCATCGACTCGTCCGACACGGCCCTTGCCGGGTTGGATTTCACGAGCGTCACCTCACCCGAGATCGGTGCCGCGCGGCTGCTGCAAGCGACCAGCACTGCTGGACAGCTCAGCTCAATTACGTCGGCTCGTACCTATGTCTCCCGCGCTGCGATCAACCTGACAAACGCCAGCACCTGATCATGAAGACTATCACGGTTGCCGGTGGCAACCTCTTCCGCATTGCCGCCGAACAATTGGGCGATGCGACGCAATGGATCCGCATAGCCGAACTGAATCACGTATCGGACCCCATGCTAACTGGCGTAACGACATTGCTGATACCGGACATCGACCGCAATGCCGGAGGTGGAATTGCCGGTCAGTAGCACATGGTCGGACTGGCGAGCACCCCGCTTGCGCATTCTTGCGAACGGGGCTCCGCTGTCAGGCGTTTTGGAAGCAGAGGTCGTCTCGAATAATCACTATGCCGCTGATCGCTTTGCCGCTTCTGTCGCACCAGGCCCCGGACTGTCAACCGCGGTGGCTTTCTGGTCCCGAGAGCCCGACATTCTGGTGGATGTTCAGTTCAGTCTGGATGGCGGCGCCAGTTTCACCAGCCTGGTGCAAGGGAAGGTCGACTGTGTCGTCATCGACCCGATAACCGGCTCGATTCATCTCGATGGCCGCGATCTCACAGCTCCTCTGATCGAGACCCGGACTCACGAGACCTTCGCCAATCGGACCGCCAGCGAGATCGCTTCGTTGCTGGCGCAGCGGCATGGCCTCGTGCCTTGCGTGACCCCGACCAACACTCCGGTTGGAAGGTATTATCAAGACGAACATGATCGAGTCACGCTGAATCAGTTCAGCCGAACCACAACGGAATGGGACCTTCTGGTATTTTTGGCATATCAGGAAGGATTTGACGCCTACGTCGAAGGAACGAACCTTCATTTCGATCCGGCGATCAGGGGCGCGACTCCACCGGTCCTGGTGCAGCCAGGCGACCTGACGGATCTGAGGCTGGAGCGATCGCTGACGCTGGCTCGTGATATCGAGGTTACGGTCAAGAGCTGGAATTCACGCCAGAGCAGCGCCTTCATCCAGAAGGCACGGGGAAGCGGCAGCCGTGGAACGCGGAGCTCCGGCCCGCCGCAAAATTATGTCTTCGTCCGTCCCAACCTGACGCCCGACGAGGCGTTGAAGCTTGCGCAGCGGAAGCTGGCGGAACTGACACGCCATGAGCGCGTGATAGAAATGACGATGGCCGGCGAGCTCGTGCTGACGCCTCGCAGCATGATCATGCTGGGTGGAACCGGTTCCGATTTCGACCAAACCTACTATGTGGACGTCATCGAGCGGCGGCTGCATGCAGGCGGCGGCTTTACCCAACGAATTCGCGCAAAGAATACCTCGCCGCGGACAGAAACGACGGCCCCGGTCGATTCTTCTGACGTGACGGGTGCCTAAACTATGGAACGCCTCCTTAACATTATCAAGCAGCAGGCCGGGGCCATGGACCAGGGCGGCGGCCAGCCGCGCTTCGGTATCGTGACATCGGTCAACCCGTCGACCGGGACCGCAAGGGTGACCTTGCAGCCTGAGGGTGTTCTCAGCGGTTGGCTGCCAGTACTTTCTCAATGGATCGGGGACGGCTGGGGAATGTGCTGCCCTCCATCACCCGGCGATCAGGTGCTGGTACTCGCGCAGGAGGGCGATGCTGAGCACGGCATGATCGTCGGGCGCGCCTTTTCCAAGGCGCATTCGACACCCGCCACGCCGGTCGGCGAGTGCTGGCTTGTGCACCAGTCCGGCAGCTTCATCAAGCTGCAGAATGACGGCACGATCCAGATCCATGGCGATCTGCATGTGAACGGCGATGTCTACGACAGGCAAGGTCCACTTTCGCGTCTACGCAATCACTACAATGCGCACACGCACGCGCCGAATGGTGCGACCTCCACGACCAGTCAACCGGACTGAGCACCATGCCTGACGTCTTCCACCAGTGGGGCTCCGACCTTGCGCTCGGCCCGACCGGTGATGTCGC